CCAGATTAAGCATCTTAGGCGCATATTTAAGCAAACGTTTTGTCTGCTCTTCTGCCATAGCCTTCTTTAATTCTTTAGCTAGACGGTTTCTATATCCGCTCATATCAAATGCTACTTTCATACACTTCCACTACTTACATATACGGTTATTCCACCAACCTGTGATGGTATCTTATTAACAACAGTAAAACTCAATAAATCCCCATAAGCAGATAATTTTATTGTATCTCCCTTTCTAGGCATTATATACTTTCCGTCTACATCTTGTGTAAGAGGCATAGAGACAATATAATCTGCCGTCTGTGGAGACAATCCAACAACCGCTGTATTGAGTGAGTAATCCATAACTCCATTATATATTTCAGAAGTGACACTTGAAGTATCTCCATTTTCCTCTTCTGTAATGGTTGTTCTAGTTATAACTCCACTATATGGAAATTCACTGTAGTCCATCATATTATATCAATTATATCAGGGAATGATATTGGCTTTTCTTTCTGGATATCTATCATTAATTGGAAATTATCATCAGTATACTTTTCGTATATCTTTTTAGCCCATTCCCAAGAAATAGTATCAGGCTTGCCCTCACTTCCCCTTGTATGTTGGAAATTATTATGCAAAATACTTTCAGAAGCAATACTTGATGGAGAACCTATAAACACGAACAGTATCATATCGGCTCTTAATAGCTCTTTTTCCCGAGTAGCTAGTGTCGTCACCTCAACAGACGTGTCGTTAATCTCCCTACCTAATGCTATTGATTTTAAATTTATATCCTCAAAACTGAACCGTGTCGAAGCTTTCATCCATTCAAGTATTGTCATATCTGATTAGTATTTATTTTTATGAGTTTGCTGTGAATGCGTCTATATATATGATATAATTCCAATGCTCCATTGTAGGTGCAGCAGACATAATCATATCAGTATGCCATTCTGGATATCTAGTCTGTGAAATATAATTATCAAAAGCTAGCATTCCACCTTGCATAACAGAAACAGAATGGTTAGGTACACCCTGTAGGTTAGTAAACTCTGTTGGGGCTTTGTAACGTGTAGTACCGTCTGCCATATCTGGAGAAAGGACTGCCATGTCATCATCCCAAGGCTTAATCTGCGTACGACCGCTCAACTTCTGCTCTAGTGCGTATGTGTCTGGAACTAATTCAATCTTAGATACATAACCGTTGTTAGAACCGTTTACTACCCAGTCGTTGTACTGGTCAATAGTAATACCCCATGATTGCTGAACTACAACGCCCTTACTGTTAAGGTATGCACCAACGGCTGAAATAACCTGTTTGTTCTTCAAGAAGAAATCCATAATCTTCTTTGACCAACGCCACTTAATAGGTCCTGTATAGTTTAGGGTTTCTTGAAGATACTTTTCTGCTTCATGCATTCTATCTAGGATAGGGGCATCTACGTCACTCCAAACCAATGTTCCTGACTTTTGCTTATTAGCGGCTGGTACTGGGGCTATCTGCTTGTAATTTATACCCATACCATAAGTATAGTCTATCTCGCCCTTACTTGTTAACTGCAATGCCATTACATCAAGCGTTCCATAAGCTCCTTCTACAAGATTTATAGCCTTATCTGTATAACCGTCTATGATAGCTCCATTAGCTCCTAGTAATGAATTTAACTTATCAATTTTCTCCTTATCTTGCATTGTATAGAAGAAACCCTTACCAAAGTCTGGCAAAGAACAAGAGTAAGAACTTGCTCCGTCATGGTCCGCTTGTGTAAACTCTGAATATCTAGTTCTACCATCAAGCATCACGGCTGCTGTTTTAATAACTTCTATGACCTTAACGGCATCACCATCATCATAAGCATCAGCGGTTGGGTACCACTGATTCCAAATTGCGGTATTATATTTATCTTTTACCGCTGTTTCTATATTAGTTACGTATTTCTGAAATTCAATACTCTTTGAAAAAAGGGCATCAAAAGCATCTACGCCAAATTTTTGTGTCTGCATAATATTCTACTTTCTTTAAATTTCAATTAAACCTACAATCTTAGACTTATTTATAGAGTCTACAAATATTGCTGGGTATTCTGGCATTCTCAAAGTGTATGCTGTGTTATGAACATAAAACTCTGACTTGTATGGGTCTGAACCTAAAGTTACTCCCGCAATTCCACTAAGTGAAAAATACATTTCTGAACCACAGAATACATTAGGCTGTGTAACCTTTAATGCCTTTGCACTACCTACTTCTACAACCTCTACCAAATAATCAGTTACGGCTAAAGCTCCTAGTGCTGCTGACATAGTTAATGTATAATAAGTAGTATTATCTACTACTGCTATAACGGCTGCGCCAACGGTTGTTCCGCTTAATGTAGATGGGCACTTACCCAATATCATACCAACTGTAGGAACAAAAGAACGCTTATTCTTTGCTACCTTTATTGTTACTGCGTCTGCTGCTGCTATTTCTGATACATGGAATGCGTATAAAATGTTACAAACATTCTGAACATCATTTCCATTTTCTTTTAGGGTTACCTGTGCCAATGAAGCTGTAGGTACATATCCTCCAGCCCCTGGGTAGTTCAATATTGTAGCTCCGTTTGTTATCCTTTGTGTATAACATCCTTTCAGCCAAATAAACTGTGAACCACCGATTGTTGTACTAGTTGAATAATTAGTACTTTGTACATTTAAATCTTCTGGAATCATTTTTTACTATTTTTAATTCGTTCTTGCTGTCTCGCCCACATTTCGTCATATTTACCTGTGCCCTCACCTCCGCTTTGAAAAGCTTTATTTTCTCCGATTGTTTCTTTGAAAATAGACCCATAAATATCAGCTAAGTGTTGAGACAACTCTGTAGCGTCTTTTGTTGTATCTATATTCTGTGTTTCAACAAACTTTTCAAATCCAGCTTTCTGCTCTGCTGACGTGAAGTTTTTTGATGCGAGCTCTACGATGGATTTTTTTGCTGTAGAAAGAGTTTCTTTTTCCTTTAACTCTTTTGCGTACTTTAAATATTCCATATACTCCGCTGGAATTTCTTGCTTAATAATAGTTTTTTCGCCTATCCCACCTTTATTTCCATCGGGTTCTTTTTTTAACGTTTCAATCTGTTTAAGGTATTCAGCTTCTTTTGTCTTCCATGTTTCATCCTTAACTTTCAATTCTTGCGAGGCAGCAGAAAATGCTGTGTCAAGATTAAATTTAATGGAGTTAAAAACATTTTCGTCTGAAATATCTGCATCTGTATTAGCATTTGCAAACTTTTCTGAAAACTTAGAACGAAATGAATCGTTTAATGTGTACTGTTTCTCGGTACAATAATCGGTTACTTTCTGTAACACTTCCGCTTGTGTAGCCATAACTTTCTGTTTTGGTTTAATTTTAATGCAAAGATATATGATAAATGATAGCATTAAATACAAGTTAAGCCATAGTTATTCCTAACGTAATACTCTGGGCATAATTTGGGTACTATTAGTATTAATTACACCTTATTATATAGTATTTTTGCATTATAAATATAAATCATATTTTAATTTTATAACCACAAAGTTAATGAACAAGAAAGAAGATGTCATAATTAAGCCTAGGACGAGTAATCAATATAAGGCGGTAAGAAGCAATGCCGACTTTGTAGTGCTTACTGGTAATGTGGGTTCGGGTAAAACCTTCACCTTATATTATGCACCTATAAATTACTTAGTTCATAACGTTGGGGAAAAAATTATATGTTTTATGCGTAACGTATCTGACTTCTGGGGAGCTGGAAAGGTAGCTGATACAATGAAGAAAATATATCCTATTGTTGATAGAAGTTCAAAAAGACAGCCTAGAGACCCTATTGCAGAGGTTATAAAGAATCAGGTAGACATGGGTGTAAGGTTCTATAATGGTAGCGAAGTAAAGTTTCAGCAATTAGATAACGAAGACCCAAAGGTTATAGATAAGATTGCAAAGGGTATTCAGACAAAGAAGTTAATTTTTGATGAATGTAATAAATTTCAGTGGAACACTATTACAACGTTCATGGCTCGTTTGCGTTCTGGCGGTGATGGAACGGCTCAAATATATCTAGCACAGAATCCAGAGAGAAACTGTCCATTGCGTACAATTTGTGGTAATGGAGAACACGGAGGCGGTTGGATAGCAGAGGATGGCGAACCTATCAAGGATATGGATGGTAAGGTTATGTATTTCTTTATGCACAATGGTAAGGTCGAAGAAACCTATTTTGGTAAGACCAAAGAAGAGGTATATTATAAATGCAAACCAATTATTGACGAAATGATAGGTAGAGAAGATGATATGTCTTACGAAGACTTTATACTTTCTATGGTTTTTTATACTTTTGATATGCGTGATAATAAGGTCATGCTAGAAAAAAATAGAAAATATAGGGCTTTAGCTGCCAACTCTGCTACCGCTCAATCTTCTTATGCTAGTAACTGGAACTATTCTTTGGAAGACGAGGACGAAGATGAAGATGATATTGATTCTTGTGAACTAAGACCAGAGCATATAGAGAATATGTTTAGAATGCCAACTATGAATATTCGTAAGACAGAAAAGATAACTGTTGATATGGCATTTACTGGCACTGATAATATGGTTCTCATGCACTGGATAGGTTTTCACTGTGATGATATCCATTATAGCGAAAAGAATACATTTAGTGAAGCGTGTCAAATAATAATGAATTTTATGGCTAAACACCATTGCGACAAAAGCCAACTTATTGTTGATGTTCAGGGTGACACCGCTATCATAGATGTATTTGATTTATTAAAGAAATCTGGCGGAGTTGGAACTGATAATCCATACGGAACATACGGGTATGCTTTTAGTGGCTCGGTATCAGCAACTGGGAAAAGTAAGGTTAGGTTTGAACGATACAAAGATGAAGCCGCATATTTAGGAATTAACATGATTAAGTGTGGTCTTGTAACTTTTGACCCAAGCCTTAAAAATAAAAGATACACGCACCAAAGAAGAAAAAGAGACGGTTCTACGACTATCTGCAAACAGATGGAATTTGAGAGTAAAGCCTTTATTTTCGATAAGTCTCCAAGCGGGAAGATACGTGTTACACCAAAGGAAAAGCAACACTTCTCGCTAAAGGGAATGTCTCCAGATTTGCTTGATAATATTGTAATGCGGTGTGGAACAGCTTATTCCGTATGCTATGAAGCTTTGGCAAAATATGCTGGTAAAATTGAAATGAAGTATGATGTTAAACAGATACTTAATAAGATAGATATAGATAGAGACTATTCTGATAGTGATATGTATCAAGAAGATAAAAATACTATCATTGAAATTAGAAACTCACAAGAAATATTAAATTTAATTGATGGAATATGATAACTCAAAAAGATATTGGATGGTATTTGGAAGAGCCAACTAGGTTATTACAGAAGAAACCGTTTACAAGAAGCGGTGATATAACTAATGGTGGAAGTAGCGAAGCAGACGTTTCTATAACTACCAAAACACAGGTTACGTTCAGTCAGCTAAGGATGAATGAAATAACCCAAGATGAATATTTGGAAGAATACGACCCATCTTTACATAGAATAAAATGGAATAAGTCAATACCACATATAGCCGTTCAAGTTGGAAAAGATACTATTGATATTGATAATATGACTTTGGTAGAGGCATACCAAAAAAACATTCACGCAGCACATACTCTTCATGCTACCTCTAACGAGCTTGAATTTACATTGTGTAATGTAGATAAAACAGATGCTATTAATTCGTTATACTCAGAATATAAGCAACAGTGGCAAATGAGAAATATGCATAATGTTGTTAGGGAAGCATTCTCCAAACAAAAGAAAGTAGGTGATTCTTCTGTTCTATTTAGATATGACTCAAAAAAGAAAAAGGGTTCTGTAACGGTATATTCGTATGATATGGGGTATATATCTATACCTAATTATAATGAGTTCGGTGAACAGATAGCGGTATCATTATATTACAAGACTGACGAAGGAATAGAAATTATTGACACTTATGATGATACTTATTTCTACCGTTCTTATAATGTAAGAGACAAAAACGGAGAAGATAACTGGGTACAGGATGCTCCTACAAAACATGGATTTAGCAGATGCCCGTTACTATATAAGAGGGGTTCTGTAGCATGGGAATACGGAGAGAGTATTATTGAAATGATAGAGTTAATGCTTAACATTAACGCTGTAGCACTTAAAAGATTTGGCACTTTTGGTTTAGTTCTTAAAGGTGCTATGGATAAGAACAGTTTTGTTAGGGGAAATTCTACACTAATAATCAATCTATCGGCTGATGAAAGTAACGGGAAACAAGATGCTAAAACTATAGAGTTTCCAGAGCCACAAAAAATGATTGATTATCTTGAATATCTAGTTAAGCAATTACAAATAGCATGTAGCGTTACCTTTATGACTCCAGACAGCTTAAAGGTTGGTGGTGATATTGGTGGTAATGCGGTACAACTAGCAATGAAGAATGATTTAGCTCTTGCAACACAAACTGTTTTAGATTGGTCTGATTTTACTGATGGGTTAGCGTTATTGTTTGGAGAAATGTTGAGCTTGGAAGCTGATGGTATTGGAAAATTTAACGAATTGCAAGTCAAGGCTAAACTTTCTGTTTGGACTCCAGAGAGTAAGAACACTCTTATTTCTAATTTAGCAACAGAATCTACTTGGTTATCTAAACAGACGATAATAGAAAACTCACCACATTCTGCTCCAGATGAACTAGAACGAAAAAAGAAAGAAGGTCAATTAAATAATTCAAATAGTGATAGTAATAATAATGTTAGTGCAACGCAAGATACAACAAATCAAACAATATAAATAAAACAAATTATGGCAGCAATGGCAGCAATAATCGTGGCTATAATTCCACTAATAATTTATCTTATGAACAAGAAGGGTTCAGATTTAAAAACTCTAAATAACGAATTGGAGTATATTAAGAGTGTATTAAAAACACAGGGAGAGGCGTATAAAACGGAGCAAGATTTACAAGAAAAGAAAATTAAGACTCTTGAAACAAAGGTCGCTTATCAAGGTAGTATGCTTGAAGAGTATGAGGAAAAGATTATTTTAATGCAAGGTTCAATAGCAAAGCTGATTGGTAATGGTTGTCACGTCGAAAATTGTGTGGAGCGCAAAGCATATACTCTTGAAGAAATAAACGAAGTAACTAAAAGCAAAAAGAAAAATGAAAAAACTAATACTAGAATTAAGAAATAGATGGAAGTCTGAATCACCTTTATTCTTTAAGAAGGTAATGCAAATTGGTGTATTCATAAGTGGCATGTCTCTAGCAATGCACCTAGCGATGGATTCTTCTGGGGCAAACGAGCCTACATGGTGGATAAACATATATCCATATCTTATTGCAATACCAGCTGGAATGGCAGCATGCGCAAAAATGACAAAACAATAATCATTTAAATAATGGATAGAAATATAATTGATATTTGTAAGAAGCAAACGATAGAGGCGGCTTCATTGTTAACTTTTATATCTGTTGAAACGGGTGGTAAGGGATTTGATGATAAAACTGGGAAAGTGACTATACAATTCGAGCCAGTTTGGTTTAAAAAGAAAGCACCTTATGCACCTAGTGGAATTTGGAGCGTAAACAAAGTAGATGTGCAGCGCAAGGAGTGGATAGCATTCAATGATGCATATAAAAAGAATCCAGATGCAGCCATGCAATCAACATCTATCGGTTTGGGGCAAATTATGGGTTTCCACTATAAGAAACTAGGATATAATACCGTTGGAGAAATGTGGGATGATGCTAAAAAAGGCATTGAAGAGCAGATAAAACAAATGGTTAAGTTTATAAATAGTGACCCAAATTTACTTAATGCTCTAAAAGAACATGATTGGACTAAGGTAGCAACTATTTATAACGGTAGAGGTTTTATGGATTTAGCTAAAAAATACCATAGAACGCCTTACGATGAAGCTATGAAAATAGCATACAATAGATTTAAAAATGTATAATTATGAAGAAACTTTTATATATAATGTGCGCACTTTTTCTGTTATCAGGATGCGCAACGAAAAGTAAGATAGATTACCGTGATAGGGATGTTGTTAAATACATAAAATCTATTCAGCACGATACGCTAATAAACAATGTACATGACAGCGTGTATAATAATATATTTACTAGGGGAGACACAGTGTATAATTTTAAGTATAAGGAGAGAGTTTCCTTTAAAGACAGACTAGTTTTTAGAACCGATACTCTTAAAAAAGACAGCATTCAGACACAATATAAAGAAAATACAATTGTAAAAAAAATAATACCAAAATGGTGTTGGATTCTTTTGGTAGTTAACGTATTTTTTTGTATCTTTGTAGGACTAAAATATTATAACAAATGGAAGAGCAGAATTTAGTATTTAATATATATAATGAAGACGGGACATTATTTAATAATGTATCTGTTAAATCTAGTACATATTCTGAAACTGTAATGTCTTTAGATAATAATATTGAAGGATATTTTTACTATCCTGACAATAATTTAGTATTTACATTCAAAGAATATATATTATATAAAAATGTAAAATATTATCTTAAAATAGATAATCCTCCTACAATAGTTCGTAAAGGACTTGCTGACGATGATAGCGAAACAGCTGGAATGACTAAATATACCATTAAGTTCTTCCATCCTATGGTATTGTTATATAATATACCATTTACCGATGTTGCTATTTCTACAGGTGAGAGCAAGTATAAATCAGAAGATACTACTTTCAGTTGGATAGGTACGCTAACAGCTTTGGTTCAAAAGATAAATAAAAATCTTGAAGGGACATTATTTACTTGTCAACTTCAACCTAAATTTGTAGATGATGGTACGCAAAGTGACGTTATTTCTTTTGACAACCAAATGATTAGTGATGTGCTTAAAACTGGATATGAAAAGTTTAAAGTACCATTTGTGGTAGATGGATATAATGTATTATTCGGGACACCATCTAATGAAATATATAAAGGTTCTGAAACAACACCTTATATTTTTAAGATGGGACAAGGACTAGGTTTAAAAGATAATGATAGGACACCAAAAAATAATACAATAATAACAAGAATAGCTTGTTATGGAAGTGATGGAAACATTCCTAACGGCTATCCTAAAATTGCATGGACTGGCAATCAGGCATGGAACTATACTTTAAATAATGATGGCAGTTTACCTAATTCATATCCAATCATAGATAGTGTTATAAACGGAGTTACAACAAGGGTTATAAATCATCCATTTACACGTAAGTATCTTATGCCTACTGTTTATGTAGATGCTGTAAATAAAAAGGTTAACCCATTAGCTACAGGTTATAATCCCAATATAGAGTTGGTAGATTACTATGATGCTATAAATGATGCAAACCATACATATCCTAATCAGATAAATACGAGCGCACCATCTTATCAAAAGCATCAACTAGATAAAATTAAACCTAGCATCGTTGGGGCTAAATATAACAATCAGGAAATTGATATATTGAAGACGGTTTCGTGGATTAATGACGATGGTACTACTGCAACGTCTATTGATGATGGATATAATTCAACAACAGGCAAATATAATCAAGGATATTTTAAGGTATCATTATACCCATTAGGATTTGATTTATATGCAATGGCAGCTATAACAAGCGCTATGTCTGTAAATCCTACTAGTGGTGCGTGTAATGGATGTAAATTTGAATTGGGTGTAGATTGGGATGTAGTAAAGACTAATTTTTATTATACCAAACCAGATGGAACGGTAGTATTTGACCCAACTAATATTTATGGAAATCATCGTGATTATACTAAGTTTCCTGATAGTACAAACCAGAGTATAAGTGTAACACTTAAAAAAGATACTAGTACTTTTGGAACTCTTATGCCTAACATTTATCAACAGCCAATAATTGGTGATAAGTTTGTATTTATAGGAATAGACCTACCTCAATACTATATAACACAAGCACAGACAACTTTAGATGAAGCGGCTAAGCAATATATGATTGAAAATAATATTGCTTACTATGAGTACCCATTTTCTTTTGATGAATATTTCTTGACAGAAAATCAAGACGTATTAGGACAGATTAAAACTAATGCTATATTACGTTTTGAATATGGCGGAGAAAATTTGGCACTAAGTATTAAAGAACTGTCTATTTCATGGGGAGATAAATCTTTACCTGAATATAAGATTACGTTAACGGATGATGTTACTATATCTTTAAATCAATTGGGGCAAGTAACAGCTGGATTATCGAAATTAGGAAGTCAAGTTGCTAGTATTCAAGCAAACTATGATATTAATATTACAGATGAACTGAATAAAAAGGTGTCTAAAATATATGATGATACTGTTAATGGCAAAATAACATTTAAAAATGATATAACCGTAGACGGTGACACCCAGTTCGGTAAAAATTTAAAAGTAGAAGGTGACACCCAGTTCGGAGATAATTATGTAGAAGGTATTACTGGAATGGGCGGAAAAATAGATAAAGATGCAAATGCAGAACTTGAAAGCCTAACGTTAAGAAAATTTTTACAGGTTCCAGAAATTGACTATAACAGAGTTGA